AAGCCATAGTGAAGTCGTCCCAGACGTCCGGCGTACCGTAGTCTATATCCAGGGTGGCCAGCGTGCGGTACATTACGTTTGCCGTCTTGCGGGTGCCACCGGACAGGTAACCGCCCACGAAGCCGCCAACGTCCTTAATGTCGCTTTGTTCTTCGCGGCTCATTTTTAGGTACTCTTTCACGCTTTCGCTGGTGCGCTTCGTTTCGGCGCACTTGCTTACTATTTCGCTCCACTTCCATATACGGTTCTTCCATTTTTTGGATAACCGGCTATGGGCGGTAGCCACGTCCACTTCAAAATCGTATTTTAATTTAATCTTCATTATTGTAACTGTCCTATCTTGCCTGGCGGCGCAGCTGGGCTGCGTCGTACCGGTTCAATCCCTCAACGGCGCCACCACTATAGCGCAGCGTCCATTTGCGGCCTACCCACAGGACGGCGGCCTGGCCGTTCGGGGTGTATACGCGATCGTGGCGGCAGATCATATCGCCGGCGCAGTCAAAGTGGCCGGTAGCTACGTGGCGCAGCGCCTGGTAGTGGTGCCGTACGCGCTGCTGGGTTTCTTCCTTTCCTAACATAGCTATACGTTTAACATATCCTGCAAATGCCATTTCGTGTTCTGCAAATCTTCGTAGGCAGACTGCCTAAAGTCGTAGTGCTGGTTATCCAGGTTTAGGCCGTCTATGCTTTCCAGGACTTTTTTAGCGGCGTCCAGGTGGGCTATGGCTTTCTGTACTCTGTGTATGTCTGGCTGTCTCATTTTATTGTCTTTCGGTTATGGGTTTGAAGTCGTAATACCTTTGCTGCTTTGGCCGGGCTTCTATCTTTAGAGCGCGCCGGGTGTTTTCGTCGTAGTAGGCCACAAAGGCCGGGTCGTCGATTATGTAGCCACGCTTGCGCAGGTAATACCGGGTTTGTATCTTCTTTAGCGGCTGCTTCACTACGTGCAGTTTGGTTTTGCGTTCCAGCCCGAAAAGGGCGCGGGCGCGTTCCAGTTTGTAGGTGCGCTTCCGGCTCTCTACGCATTTTGCGATCCTGGCTTTTTCCTTTCGCTTACCCAGGCGCTGCACCGGTGTTTCGCCTTTCTTAAACTGGTATTCTTCGCTTCTGGGTATTCTGTACCCTTTCGGCGGGTAGGTTCCGTTTTTGAGGTGCGAAGCTTTGGCGGCGTCGGACGTGGCCCGCTGGGTCTTCCGCATAAACTGTTTGGTCTTCTTAAGGCCGTGCAGGCGGGCCAGCCGATGCAGGCCGCTTTCGGATATGCCCAGCTTTTCTGCCAGCACGGCGTTTTTGGTGTTACGGAAGTGCTTTTTAAGCCACGCCACCTGCTTTTCCGTAAGGTCGTCTATACGTTTCATAACTTAGTCGGGGTAGCCGATCTTGTCCAGCAGGTCTGCGTAGGGGTGGTTACTTTCTGTGTCCCAGTCTTCGGAATAAGCCAGGACAGCTTCGCGCAGCCGGTCTAATTCGGTCTGGGTAAACTCAAATGCAAATACTTTGTCTTCCATTGTTCTGTTATTTTATTCTTTCCCGGTTTCCTTGCTGCGCCAGTCGATGCAGCCGGACTGCGTAGCATCTGTAATAATATCCATTACTTCGCAGGTGCCGTTTTCGTCGTCGTCCTGGTGCCAAAACAGGCAGTTTTCGCAGCGCTTGTATTTACTTCTGTCTCTCATTTTCTTAATCTTTTTACCTACCCCCCCCTGCTGCCATACTTCCACACGATCTGGCGCGGTTTCGGGGAATAAGGAAAACTGTACTACGTTCTTCCGTTTCATAGGCCGGTACAGCTAAGGGTGTCTGCCAGTTCCTGTGCGCGTGTGTTTACGGCGTTCATAGCTTCGTCGGTCAGCTCTACTTCTGCAGACCATACGGTAAGCCAGATAAACCAGAATAAGTGTACCTGCACCTTAACGTAGTACCTGTCCGGCAGGTCGTTAAAACGCGGCTGCGGGATTTCGTCGTTAGGGTTTAAGAAAAACAGGTTAGGGTCTACGGTGCCGCCTATTACGCGGGTCTTGCTGTGGGTGCTGCTGTAAATTTTCATAACGCTAATGGGTTTTATTTGGCCCGCCCGCTGGCGGGCCTGGAAGATTAAAGACTGACTACTAAAGATTAACCAATAAATGCTGAAACCGCGCGCACCCTGCTCCTGATGCTGGCCTTAGTGTAGCAGTACATACCGTCGATAAGGGTCAAGAACCAGGCGTACGTCGCGCTGAACTCTGTAGAAGTCCAGTACCAGCCGCTAAGTTCGTCGCCGCCTACTTCGGCCAGGGCCTGGTTAAGTTCCTTGCGGAAAAGACAGATAAACCGCCACTGCGCCACGGACGGTATAAACTGGCCGTCCAGCAGGGTAATTTCCGGGTTAAGGCCCACGGCTTTAAGGTGCCTGGTGTTACCCTCTCCGTCCCAGTCGGCGCCGGCGTCCAGGGTGTTATCCTTGTAACCGTCCCAGCCGGTCGTATCTTTGCCGGCGGTCAGCGTTATTTCTTCGCCGTCGGCCATATTGTACAGGGAAACGCAGATAGACTTACAGCCCAGCTTCACGGCTACGCCGGTGCAGCGTTCTTTCATATTCTCCGTAACGGTGCCAGGTACGTACTTTTGGTAGATAACCGGCGACTGGCCACCAAATACCAGGTAGATGCCGTCCGGGTGTACGTCGGTCTGGATCGTGGGCCGCACGGTTTCCGGGCCGGGGACGTAACCGCCGGCGGGCGGGGTAAACAGGGATTTGTCGGCAGGCAGTTTCTGCCAGTCTTCTACGTCCAGGTAGTCTTCGATCGCGGCGGCTCTCTTAGGGTCGCCCTGTGCTGCTAACAGCAGTAAAAATTTTTCTTTCATATTGCTAATGGGTTTTAGGGATTATTTCAAATAGTTAGAGACGGCGGCCACGGCCAGGCCGATAAGTACGACGGTCTGCTGGTCGTCGAAGACTTCGGCGCTGTCCAGCTGCACGCAGTCGGCCTGCTGTGCTGCCTGTATGGCCAGTTCCAGGGTTTCTGCGTCTCTCTGGTTCTCTGCCTTTGCGCGGATCATTGCTACGGCTATATCTACCGTGGCGTCGGGAATTGTAAAAGATACTTTCATACGGTTACTGGTTTATAGCGTAAAACGATACGCGGCTGTACACGTCGTCGGCCACCCGGTTATTAGCGGCTTCGCCAGCTTCGCCCAGGATTTCGTCGGCGGGGTCAAACTCGCGCAGATAGATAAGCAGTTTGGTGCCGTTCGACAGCTCCACGAAATACGGAAAGTCCCTGCCGTTATCGTACAGGCCGTTAATTTCGCTTTCGCTCACGGACACTACGTAATTAGTGTTTATTTCGATTGTGCCGCGCTGGACAGTCCAGCGCCTGGCACCGTACCGCCTAATCGCGGCGTAGGTAAAGTGTACTATACGCTTCATTTCTTCTTAGTCTTTAAGGTAGTAAGGGGTGGTGTAGCCGGCGCCTTTCAGCGGCAGATCGCTGCACCAGGTAATAGGCTTGCTAAACAGGTCTTCCACCTGCTGCAGGGTCTGGCCGGGCGCGGCTTCCACTATAATTTCGTCGTGGATATGGAAGACCACCGGCAGGCCGGCTTCGCGGGCGCGCAGGATCACTACGCCCAGTATGTCGCGGGCTATGGCCTGCACTACGTTTTCGGTCAGCTTACCGCCGTAGGTGCGTATCTTTCCCCACTTCTTTGTCGTCTGGTTGGTACCCTCATATTCGATAATTTCGTGGTCGCCGCGCCAGCCGTCGTTACGTTCGATGCCGATAGAGACACGCGGGTAACACAGGGTACGACCGGACGGCAGGGTAATAGTCAGCATACCCCACTGCCGGCCCACTACGATACCGCGGTTTATCCGCACGCTTTCGCCGGTCTGTATAGCTTTAATGGCTGCGGCTTCCAGGGTCTGCCACAGCTGGGTTATATTCTGGTTGGATTTGCGCCACAGCTGTACTATTTCCTTTTCTTCGTCTTCGCTAAGGCCCAGGCGGGCGCCACCCATAGCTTCCAGCGCGGACACGCCGCCGCCGTAGCCCAGGGCCAGTACAGCTATCTTTCCTTTCTGGCGCAGTTCGGCGTTAGCGCCGTGCTTTTCCACAGGTACGCCAAACATTTTGGAAGCGGTGCGGCAGTAAATGTCGCCGCCCTCTCTAAAGACGTCCAGCACCCAGTTTTCACCGGCCAGCCACGCGATAACGCGGGCTTCGATCGCGGAAAAGTCGCACACGTGGAAAGTGTGGCCCGGTGCGGCCACAAAGGCCGTACGGATCAGTTCGCTAAGCACGTGGGTAGGGTTGCTGTAGTTATCGGTAAATTCGTCCAGATCGCCGCGCTTTACCAGGCTGCGGGCGTAGTCCAGGCTGGCCAGGTGGTTTTGCGGCAGGTTCTGCACCTGCACCAGGCGACCGGCCCAGCGGCCAGTCCTGGCAGCGCCGTAGAACTGCAGCAAGCCGTGTATACGTCCGTCGCTGCATACGCATTTCAGCATAGCCGTATACTTCTTACTGCTGGTTTTGGCCATATCCTGGCGCAGTTCGATAAGTTCCTGCGCGTCCGGGTATTCGGCCAGCTGGTCTTTAAGATCGGCCAGCACCTTTTTGTTTAGGGTCTCCACTTCGCTGCCGGTGGTTTCCTGCAGGTAGCGTTTGAGCTGGGCGGGGCTGTTAGGGTTATCCAGGCCGGTAAGGGTCTTAGCCTGGTGGGCCAGCTGGGCTTTGTATTCGGTGTCGAAGCGTTCGGCGTTTTCCACCAGCTGGCGGTCGATCAGCACGCCGCGGTCGTTAATTTCCTGGTCTGCTATGTACAGCTGGTCGTCAAAGGCCGGTACTTCCAGCCGGCGCACCTTTGCTAAAATAGCCTGTTCTACCTCAACGTCGCGGATATTGTACGCCTTAAAGGTAGCCCAGCGTTCGGGTGCATCTGCAGGGTAGTGCCGGCCGTTCTTACCAGGCAGGGAGAAGTAGCGGATAAGGGCGGCGCCCTCTTTCATTTTGCCGGCTTCCAGGTGCAGCACTTCGCCGCACTGGCCCAGCGGCAGCGGCAGGCCCAGACGCGCAGCGCGTACCATAGTGCAGCGCCACTGCGCCGGGTCTAACCGCTGGCCCAGGTATTTACCCAGGTTCACGCGCTCAAACGTGGCATTATAGGCCGTCTTCGTAACGGCGGGATCAGTGAGCGCAGCGCGTACGTCTTCCGGCAGGCTTTCGCCGCTGGCCAGATCGACGCACTGCACCGGGCCACCGTCCACGGCGTAGGCAAAAAGCAGTATAGCCCAGTCCGGCGCTTCGACGTAACGGTATACGCCGCAGGTCTTAAGGTCGTAGCTGCTGTACGTCTCTATATCTATGCCTAATTCGCGCATTACTTCTTAGTGTTCGATTTGGTGGTAGTTTTGTTCGATTTTGCCGCGTTTCCGTTCGATTTCGCGGGCTTTTTGTTCGCGGTGGTAGATTTCCTTGCCTTAGTGGCTGCTGGCTTCTGTGCGGCCTTGTCTGCCGCCACTGCGGCCCTTTGAGCCACCACGTTAGATACGGCCCTGTCGATAACGTCGGAAATGTAGGCGCGCTGGCCGGCCGGCAGTGTAGAAGTCTTAGCCATAATGCGGCTGGCTTCTGCCAGGAAAAATTCGGCGTTTAGGTTGCCGTCTCTTTCCAGCTGCCGGAAAGGGTCGGACTTAAGGCCGTGTTTGGTATTGGCCGCTGTAGTCCAGTGGGCTTTCCGTTCTTCGCGCAGCACCTGGCGTAAAGCTTCCAGGGCTTCGGCTTCGGGTATTTCTATGGTTGTTTCTCTGTTCATAGGGCTAATGGGTAAAAAGGTGCAGGGCTTTGGCCGGGGTTTTTGGTTAGACTATTTACCGTATCAATATCTTGTTAAACATAGGGTAATAAAGCCGCCGCCCTGCGCTTTTGGTTGGTACTACAGGTCTTCGTCGTCTTCGCCGCTGGTGTCCACGTCGCCGAAGTCAGCTTCGGCAGATACGCGGCCGCCCAGGTGGTCGTCGTCTTTCCACTTCATAAGGTTGTTAAGCCCGCAGGCCACGCCCTTATTACCGTTGGTGTCGTAGGGGAAAAACGTAACGGACACGATAGCCCATACGCCGCTGTACATTTCTTCTTCGTCCACGATAGGCTGTTTGTTCCTGTCCACGATGCCGGGGCGGGTGTTGCACTTCGCGTTTACAAAGAAGTGGTCTTCGTACAGTTCGTCGTCCTTGTCGTCGCCGTCGTTCAGCGGCAGGGCCAGTTTCTTAGGCTCTTTGCCAGACCACTTGGACACGATACCGGCCTGCTTCGCTGCTTCGATAGCGTCGCGCAGGGCTTTAATCGTTTCCTTTTCGGTCTTAGGGATAAGGACGTTAGTCTGGTACTTGCCGTCGGCAGCGTCGCCGTTCGGGTTGTGCTTGGCAAATACGTGGGTGTAGGACAGACGGCAGGGGCCAAAAACCACCTTAGTACCGTTTACTTTGGGTGTAATCATAATAACTACTGTTAAACTGTTAATGTAATATCGTCTCCGGGAATACGCCCGGCCGTGTTATTCTTTGGTGTCGATGCCGGCGAAGTCGTCGGCAGCTGCGTTATAGGGCGCGCGTTTGTCGCTTTCCGGTACCAGGGTGGGTTTGCCTTGCGGCTTGTCCAGCCAGGGGCCGCAGATCGCGCCAAAGCGCTTAGCACCTACCACCTTTTCCAGATCGGTAATACCGCGCATTTCGCGGGGCTTCATAATAGCGTCTTCCGCAAAGCCAGCATCTACCAGGGCCTGGCAGGCCGCGTCGGTGTCGGTTATCTTGCGGACGGATCGGCCGGCCACCAGCTTAAAGCCGGGGTAGGAGACACCGGCCAGCGCCTGGTTTAGCGTGTATTCCTGTACGCCCTTTAGCCAGGTGGCCACGGTGTCCAGAAGCGGCAGTACGTTTCGGGCCATTTCTTCGGGGGTTAGCAGCGCGGGGTCTGGCTTCGTTATGGCCGGTTCCATACAGGCGGCTGCCAGGGCCTTGCAGGCGTGCTTCACTTTACAGAATTTGCACCACTCGCCGGGTGCCTGCTTGCCGGTGCCGTCGTAGGCTTCCTTTGCTTTGGGGGCCAGCGTTTCGTCGGCCCATACCATAAGGTCTTCCACGCTCATTTCCGCTACGCTAAGGTTATCCAGCCGGGGCTGTATAATCGTCATACGCACGCGGGTTATGTTGTATTCGAAGCTGAAAGCGGCGTAGGCGCCCAGGGCGTAAATCTTCATTTGCGGGTTATCCTTTGCTTCCACCCGCACGCCCTTGCCGTACTTGAAGTCGATAATATCCAGCACGCCGTCAGCGATAATTACCGCGTCGCCGGTGCCGAAAGCTTCCGGTACCCATTCCGAAAAGTCCAGGCGGGTTTCTACCAGCAGCTGGGCGTCGGCGGTGTGCGCCCTGGCGGCGTTAAATTTTTCCAGCACGATAGTTTTATACGTTTCCGTATATTCGTCCATTTCGCCGGTGTGGTACTGGTCGAAGTATTCGGCTATTTCCTTGTCTTCGGCGTCGGTGTTCTGGCCTAAAAAGGTCTTAAGATGCTTAGCGCAGTAGGCGTGTGCTAATGTACCCTCGCGGGCGTAATCGCTGCCGCTGTCCGGCTGGTTTTCTTCCAGCCGGGGTGCAGCGGTGCAGTTTAGCCAGCGGTGGGCTGCAGACGGACTTAAAAGTGCGTGTGTGCCTGGCATAGTCTTACTTCTTTATTTCGTAGTAAAACTTTCCGTCTTCGCCCTTAGCGATAGTGCGGGTAGCGTCGATAAACGCCTGGCGCAGTTCCTGCGGCAGGGCGCTGGGCTTCTTCTGGCCGCTAAGGTCGTTAGCTATGGCCTTGAAGACGTCAGTAACGGCGCGGTGCAGGTCGTCGCTGGGCTTGTCCTTGTAGTCTTCGCCCTCGATGCGTTCGCGGGTTTTGTGCATAGCGGTACGCACGTCTTCTTCCTGCGGGAAGTAGACACTATCCGGCATATCTTCGCTGGCGGCGTCTTCCGGCTTCGGATCAGCGGCGGGCGCGGCAGCTTCGGCCGGCTGTTCTGCCGGGGCTTCTGCCTGTGCGGCCTGCTCTTTCTTAGGGCGCCCACGTCTGGCGGCAGGGGCCGCGGCAGCTTCTGCGGGGGCTTCGGTTTCGGCTGCGGGTGCAGCGGGTTTGGGGGCCTCAACGCCTGCGGGCTTGTTGAGGATCGCAGATACCAGGCTGGCCACTTCGGGCGTTACGCCGATCTGCACGTTTACTTTTACTTCTAACATATTGCTAATGGGTTTTAGGATTACTGGCATTTGTAGGTACCGTCCCAGCAGCGCAGGATTTCTGCGCCTGTGGTAACCTTGCGGCCACCGGCTTTGCGGGACTTGAAGACTATTTGGCCGTCGGCTTCATACCGGGCCACGGTGTGGCGGTCTACGCCCAGAAGTTCGGCTGCCTGCTTCTGGTTGTATAAGCCGTCCTGGATTACTTCGGGTCGCTGTATTCTCATAGCCGGGCGTTTTTACGCGCGTCTCGCGCCTGGTTGTATAAACCGGAAAAGATGATACCCGGCAGGGCCATAGAATACGCGATAAGGTCGGTATAGCGCGTTTCCGTGTGCAGCTTATCTGCGATAGCCGGGGAGACTTCCCAAAGCAGCATACCGGCAATTATAGCCAGCAGCATAGCCAAAAAGTAGATAACTTCCTTTTTCATAGTGCCGGGGATTTGGTAATAGTCAAACGATTGTTTACGTAGTCCGTCGAAACGGAAAACTTGCAGCGCAGCTGGTTCTGGAGCTGGTACGCCACCGACTTGCCGTTATCGCAGGCTTGCGCGTTCGGCAGGTCAAAGGTGCGCGTTTCGCCCATACCCATAGCCCGCAGTGCGTCTCTTGTAATACGTTCTGCCATAGCTATTTCTATTTATATTGTACGTCTTCGGAAAGGTACTGTAGTGTGTACAGGGCGTTTGCCAGTGCTACAGTGTCCACGTTCTGGGCATAACCCAGCATAGATACGATAACGGCGCGGACGTTCCGCAGCTCGCTTTTGAGGTCTTCCGGGTTGTACTGCATACACCCGGAAAGGTCGATAACGTCGTTTTGTTTTTCCTTTTCTGCCATAGTGCTTTACAAAAAGTTACTTATTTAGTTACTTATACCTTTGGCCGATTAGAAAAACTGCTGTATCTTTGCAGGTGTGTTACGTGTGTTGTGGGGCAAAGACCCTGGCAGTTTTTTGTGTCGGCGGTGGTTACTTACTCACTCATACCGCCTGCAAATGTAAACACTTTAATTTATATCTGCAAACAAAAGTAGATATTTTTTGCAAAAAACTTTTAACTGTTCTGTTTATGACTGGCGAAAAATTAAAGATGATCATAGCCGGAAATGGCTATACAATGGCTTCTGCTGCGCGTCTGCTGGAAATGACGCCGCAGCATCTTAACCAGGCGCTTAATGCGGCAGACGTCAAAAGCGGACTGCTGGAAAAGGTTAGCGCCGCGTTCGGTGTCAGCATAGCCAGCCTGTACGGCGAAACGCCGGGCGTGGCTATTACCGGCAGCGGTAACACTACAAACGGAAACGACACGGCCACCGTAAACCGGTTCCTGTCGATCATAGAGGAAAAGGACAGGCAGATAGCCCAGCTGCTGCAGATGCTTGCAAAATGAAACATATAATAGCTATACTGGCCGTGGCCCTGGCGGGGCTGGCGGCCTGCACGAAATTAGACACCGCCCAGCTGGACGGTACGTACCAAAGCGCAGCCCGGCAGGAAATAGTTTTGGCCGGCGGGGCCTGCGTCTCATACCGCGAAGCGGACAGCGGCGTGCTGGTTACCGGCTTTGAGACGGCCGGCCGGTACCCGAACTTTACCTACACTGCCAAAGGCCAGCCGGACGTTACCCAGGTAGGGCCGGTTACCGGCTTTACGATCCAGGCGCACTTTACCGATGCGGACACGTTCACGGCCAGCGCCGCCGGCATAATAGTTAGTGCTGACGGTACCGCTACCGGGCTTAACCTGGAAGCTATGCAGTTTAGGCGCGTTTCAGCAAATTCTAAGCAAACGAAAAATTAACCCTGTAACTATTTGTATATCAATGCCAAAATATAACACCACTATACCAGGGGGGACTTGACAGTAAGCTGTCAATTTTTAACAGTTAAGGTTATGATTACTAACGCTTTAACACTTTCGTACTAACCTTAATTTTGTCTTCCGGCGGGCCGATAGCCAGCAAATTTACGGCATATAGTGGTACATATAGGCGCAAAAAGTAGTATTTTTCAGCAAATTTTCAGCAAACTAAAGGTGTGTTACTATGGCAAAATCGTGTTTACGGCTGGACTTGCGCCGGCCACTAAAGGACGGTACGTACCCTGTCCAGGTTAAGGTCGGCTATGGCACTAACCTATACCTGGCTACCGGGGTGTACCTAAAGCCCGAAGACTGGGACGACCGGCTGCAGGTCTGCACCGGCAAAAGCGCCCGGAAGATAAACAGCATACTGGGTACCTTGCTGCTACAGGTTACTAACCGGGTACTGGACTTACGCGGCAGCGGCCAGTTTTCCCAGCTCACTACGGCCCAGCTGCGGCAGATGCTTACTAACCTGGACTTGACGCAGCCCACAGTAGGCGTGCCGTCCGTGGGCGAATACCTGGAAAAGGTGCGCGCCCTTAAAACGCCAAATACCCAGGTGTCCTATACCACGACCAAATACAGGCTGTCGCTGTACTGCGATCCAGACGCGCTGCGTTTCTCCGATCTTACCTACGCCTGGTTCGAAGCCTGGATAAAGCAAATGGAAGACGGCGGGCTAAAGCGTAATACCGTGTCCAAATACCTAAAGGTCGTTAAGACGGTTATAAAGTACGCGGAAGACGACGGCGTACAGGTAAACCCGGCCTACAAAAAGATAGACAGCCGGGCCGAAACAGATACGCCGATGCGTAATTTACCGGTGCAGACCCTGCGCAGGATTAGAGACACGCAGATAAAGGGTAAAACAGCTATGTACAAAGACGCTTTTATGCTCTCTTTCTACCTTATCGGTATAAATATGGCCGATCTGCTGGCCCTACCGAAAGACGCGATAGTAAACGGCCGGCTGCACTATAAGCGGGCGAAGACCGGCAAAAACTATAGCGTCCTGGTGCAGCCGGAAGCGCAGGCCATAATCGACAAATACCCTGGCAAAACCCACCTGCTTTGCTTCGCTGAAAAGGTTAGCTGCTTCCGTATGAACTGTAACGACTTACTGCGGAAGCTGGAACCGGGCCTAACCTGGTACTGGGCGCGCTACAGCTGGGCAAACTATGCTATAGATTTGGATATACCCAAAGACACGGTTAGCGAAGCTATGGGCCATAAACACGGTAGCACGGTTACCGGCGTATACATTAAATACAGCCTGGATAAAGCGGACAAAGCTAACCGGCAGGTGCTGGACTATTTCGCCAGCGACCGGGTAATATAAAACCGCGCCGGACTTCACAGCCGGGCGCGGGGTTGCACTTTTAACAGAAACGGTGGTAGTGTTAAAACTTGCGCTTTAGGTATAGGAATAGTAACCAGATCAGTAAGGCTATTAGGCACAGGCCACCTGTCCAGGCCAGCACGTTTTTGTACCAGGGCGTATACTTTACCTTTTCCACCCGGTCTATGTAGACAGGCACGCTTATACTGTCGCGCCGGTGTACGTACATAGTGTCGCGCAGGTAACGGTATACCTGTACAGTGTCGTGGGCCGTCCGGGTCTTATAAATATACTTCTGCTTGTAGACGGTCTGGCCCTCTACGTACACGCTGTCCCGCTGTATAACGGTGTCGCGGTAGTGCTGCACCAGGCGCAGCGTGTCGTGTTGGACGGTGTTACGGTATACGGTGTCGTGTACGATCTGCGGCAGCTCTACCGGTATGCCGGGCCGCACAACGCTGCACGCTGCCAGCAGCAGGGCGCAGCACAGTAGGGTAATTAGTCGTTTCATACAAAAATTTCGCTTACGGTTTCCAGGATAAGGGCGAAGCCGCCGACGACAAAGTACAGCAGCTTAACCCACCAGCGCTGCGGGTAGTTGAGGTCTACCGACGCGGTGCGCTCTCTTTTGAAGCCTACCAGGTAGGCCAGCTTATGGGCGGCCCACTCACGCAGCAGCGATCCTTTGCTACGCTTCTGCAGGGGCTGGCAGCTGGGGTGTTTCGGCTTTGCGTCTTTCACAAAGTCTTCCACTTCTTCACGGCTGTACCGGTAACTGTTTGGGATATGCACGTTATCGGTAGTAAAGGTTACGTCTTTGGGGTCTATCATTTTGCAAGGTATTTGGCTATTCCGTCGAAATGAAGCTGGACTATGGCCGCTTTACCGGCCGGGCTTAGCAGGTAGCCTACGTCCTGCCGATTATCCTGGAAAAGGTTTTCCGTAAGGACGGCAGGGCAAAGGGTTTCCCGGCAGATCGCCAGGGACTGTACCCAGTATTTCTGGGTGGCCAGCGGTTTGCGGACGGCAAGTCCCTGCGCGCTGGCGGCGTCGGCCAGGCAGCAGGCCAGGCGCTTACTGTTAGCGCTGGCGTTCTGGGCTACAAAGACAGACCAGCCGCGGGCGTTAAGCCACTGGCCCTTACTGCCGGCGGCGTTGCAGTGGATAGATACCAGCAGGCAGTTAGCCGCGCCCAGTATACGGCAAATCTTGTTAGCCCTTTCCACGCGGTTATCCTTTCCCCTGCTTAGCGGCACGTCGTATTCTTCCTGTACGATCAGTTCCGCGTCGTAGCCTGCCGCGATAAGCCGCGCGCACAGGGCGGCGGCTATTTCGCGGCAGTAACGGTATTCGCGCAGCCGTCCGTCCGGGCTACGCTTGCCTGGCGTTTCGACGCCGTGGCCGTTATCTATTAGTATTTTCATACCAGGTTACTTTTGTTCCGGTTCGGCTTCCACGGCAGCGGCGCGGGCCTGTTCCTGCTGCTGTTCAAACAGGACGGCGGCCACCAGCTTCGCCAGGTCGTCTTTGTTCTCTATTATTATGCTCATAGTCTTTTCGGCCTTGCGCAGTTCTTCTTTCTGCCAGCTCTTTTCGCGCACGCTCTTAAACTCGCAGAAGATGCAGTAGGCCGCCCACAGCATAGAAAACGCAGGCACCGGTATAAGGACACAGGCCAGCAGGTCTATGCAGATAAGCACGATATACGGCCCAAAGTATTTGCGGGCCTTTTCGCAGGTCTTCTTAAATCCCTGGCTGGTGGTGGCTTCGCCGCGCGCTCTGGCTTTCTGTACGCCGCTAATAAGGTCTATTAGCATAGCCAAAAGCAGCGCGGCGGTTGTGGCTACGATTAAGACGACGTGGCCGTACAGGTGGCTTGTGTAGTTCAGTATTGCTTCATTCATTTTTTGGACGTTTATAAAGGGTGTATACTATTTCGGTGTTTTGCGCTTCGACGGTTACCAGGTAGCGGCACGACAGGTACTGCACCAGGTCTGTATTTAGTTCGTCGCTGCGAAGCACGGCCAGCGGCTTTTCGTCTTTAGCCATAGTCGCCGTCTCTAATACGCTTTAGGGTTATTGTTTTCTGCTTATATTGGTTACGCAGGCAGACTACTTCGTAGTGGCCTTTCACGTAGATATACTGCCACGCCTGCGGCTGGATCATTCCGATAATTTCTACCCGCTTGCCGTATTCGTTACACTGACGAAGCAGGCCCAGGTAGCTGTTTATACTGCAGATGCAGTGGCGTACCTGGCGCAGGTCTTTGGCGGCGTTGAGACGTCGCACCGCCACGATAAAATTAGTAAGCACCCGGTTACAAATGTAGCTGCGTCCGGGCTTTACGATCATACCTGTAAACTCTACGCCTTTGGTGTAGTGCTGCAGGTAAAATTTTTTCTCATTAAGGGCCAGCCCATATTCGGCCAACTTCTGCCGTATCTTAGGCACAGCGGCCAGCAGCACGGCTTTGTCGGTGTGTATGCTGTAGAAGTCGTCCACGTACCGGCCGTGGCAGGGTATGCCGATTTCTTCCAGGTACCAGTCCAGGACGTTAAGCAGGAAATTTGCAAACAGCTGGGCAAACAGGTTACCTATGGCCACGCCCTTGCCGGGGGTGTTTGTAAAAAAGGATTTGTGCGGCGGCAGGAAGTCCCAGAAGCGCGCCGGGCTGTGGCGCTCGCAGTTCTTTTCCGGGCTATGCAGGATAACCACCTGGCAGGCGTAGCGCAGGTCTTCTTTATCCGGGCCGTCGTAGTGCTGCACTATAAAGGCGTCGATTAAGCCGGCCAGCATCTTGCGGTCGATGCTCATAAAGAAGCCTTTAAGGTCTAATTTCATTACCCAGCAGTCGCGGGTATAGTTCTGGCTTACCGTGCGCAGGTCGCGTTCCAGCATCTTTACGCCGTACAGCTGGCCTTTACCCTTTCGGCAGTTAAAGGTGCGCGGGCTAAATATCTGTTCAAATAGCGGCTCTAAGCGCAGGGCTATGTAGTGGTGTACTATCCGGTCTTCAAAAGAAGCGGCAAACACTTCACGATGCCGGGGACGTGTTACGACAAAACAAATAGACTTACCGGGCGCGTATTGCCGGGTATTGATCCGGTCGCGCAGCGCGATTAGCCGCGCTTCGTAGTCCATTTCATATACCACCGCACTGGCTGTTCTCCGCTTCCGTTTGCGGCAGTCATAGTACGCCTGTAGCATATCGTCCGTAGTAATCATCTATCTAAGTGTTTATAGTATCGTTCTTAATACCTTGTTTCCGTAAGAAGTGCTGAAACCGCGCGCACCCTGTTCCTGTTGCTGGCCTTAGTGTTGTTGTTCATATTACCGTTGCTAAGGTTCAAGTTCCAGGCGTTCGTCGCGCTGTACTCTGTAAGGCTCGCAGTCTGCGCCGTACTTGTCTTGCTCTTAACCAGAAATGCTGGTATACGGCCCATTTATTACGGAAAACGCACGCCCAGGCGGTCGTAACCTTACCTGGTTCTGGCGATTATTCGCAGTCGGCCTGCTGGGCCGATACTAACGAATTTTTCCACGCTGTACACTGCTTGCCGATAGCGTCCATAAGTTCTACGATCTGTGCGTGCCGCCCTTTCGAAGTAATCCATTTTCTTTCGCCAGCCTTTCGCATTAAGGTTTTAAGGGTTTCAAACTTAACCTGGAAAGCCACCAGGTAACCTATCCGCGTTTCCCTGTCTCTGTTGAGGTAGGCCGCTGCTATGTCCTGTATCAGTTCCACGCCTATTTCGTGCATCTTGGCGCCGATACTGTATTTGTACTGGCGCGGGAAATTAGGCGTTATGTCCAAAATATGATCCAGAAGCGCGTTAGCGTCTAAGTATATCCGGGTGCTGGAAACCAGCTTAACTTTGTTTGCCATAAAACCTTAATGCTAAGCTTTAGTGTGGCTGCCGCCACACTTGAAAGGTTAAAGACTGACTACTAAAGACTAAAAAATAAATGCTGAAACCGCGCGCACCCTGCGCCTGTTGCTGGCCTTAGGGCTGTAGTTCATATAACCGTTGCTAAGGGTCAAGCGCCAGGCGTTCGTCGCGCTGTACTCTGTAGAAGTCCAGTACCAGGTTTCTGCCAGCTGCTGCGCACCGGAAATAAGGCTAAGGGCGTAGTTAATCTTCGTCATATTGGCGTAGATCATCATCATTTCGCCCAGGGACGGTAACCACCACTTACCGGCGGTAAGGCCCTTGCCGTTAGCGTTGGTGCGGCTGTAGGCAGCACAGAAACCGGGGGCGTAGCTTGCGCCCTGGCACTGCGGCTTTGTAATCTGGGCTGCGGTATTTGTCTTACCGGCCCAGTCGTTGTAGGCGGTTACACGGTCGGACGTGGTAACACCGCCACCGCTGACGGCTTCGGAAGACCAAAGCAGGCCGGCGGCGTCGCTCTCTGTAGGAGCCACCACCAGCACTTTACCACCCTCTACGACTACCACACCGTCTGCGATTTCGCCAGCGTTCTGCTGGGCCGTCCACAGGTGCGGTTTGTACATAACCGGGTAATCGTCGCTTTTGCGGTGCGTCATAATAAATATGCCGTCTTCCAGCGCGTTAAGGGACTGGCCACCCAGCAGCTGGCTGCGCAGGTTGTCCAGGGTAATTAAGGTGGTATTTCCGTTGCCGTCCACCTTTACGAATTTTTCGCCACTTGCGACTGTGGCGGTAGCGGTCTGGCCGCTAAGTAATTTGGGTTCTAATGCCATAATAGTATACTGTTAAAGGGTTGTTAGTTACTCTGGTCGTCCCAGGCGCCGAAGTTCTTTAACTCAAAGAAAAAGCCGCCGTCGTTTTCGCTGCTGTCGTCTGCGGTATGTATTTCTATCCGGTACATATTCGTACCGTTGTAGGCGGCCGTAGTAACGCCATATACCTGCGCGTATACAGGGCCGGTTCCCTCGCCGCTACTGCCGCCGCTGCCTTTGTTGTTACCACGGCCGCAGACCATACAGTGGATATAGTTAGCACTGTAAAACCAGCCCAGCGGCACCCACAAATAGTAAATACCTACACCGCCGCGCGTAACGTAAATATCGCCGTCGCCGCTGTAGCCTATACGTTTTTGCACAAAGGACACACCGCTGCTGCTACCTTGCACGATGCCGTAAGCTACGGTGTCCAGCTGGCGACCCTGGAAATACGTAGTACGGAAAGCGTGGCGCTCTACCACTACCCAGCCATAGAACTTAGACGCAGTACCCCAGCCCACTAATTCGGTCATTTCGCGGGTGCTTAAAAAGGTCTGCACTTCTTTGCCGTCTAAGTAGTAGTGCTGCGTACTATCCGCGGGTGCCTGGAAAGTGGCGCTACCCAGCACAGTAATACGGCGCCCAGCCTGCTTTACGTCCCAGCCCAGGGTAACGTATACGTGGCTGGACAGGTACTGCGTGTGCATAGTATCGTCGTCCAGGGCCGTAAAGCTGCCGTTAATCTGGGTAAAGGGGTTACGCTGGCGCTTAATAAGGGCGTCCGTTACGGTTATACCCTCAAACGTACCGGTTTTGCAGGTTACGTTTCCGTCTTTGGCCTGGAATAGGATATTACCCTGGCCGTCTTTCATATCTATAGTTTCTACGCCCAGGTTCTTTACCAGCGCGTATTCGGACAGCAGGATTTTGGTAGCTACCAGGCCGATGCTGTCGCCCAGCTCCCAAAGTCCCTGGTTTTCTGCTATAGTGCTGCCGGGGTAGTTGTTTGCCGCCTTTGTGTGCGACTTCTTGCAGCGGTAGTAGTAATTATTATACAGCACCACGTCCAGCCAGGCTTCGCCGGGCGCGCCCTGCTTAAAAGCGTAACCGGTGGCGCAGTCGCTCCAGGCTTGCGGCCCTCGCAGCACTGCGCCCTGTTCGCCTTTAGCGCCGGTATCGCCTTTGCGTATAAACTTTACTACGCAGGTTTTCTTTACGCCCATAGTCCTACAGTACAGAAGTGATCGTTACGGACACGTCGCCGCCTGCCTGCATACAGTGCGCGCGGGTTACGGTGTAGCTCGCGTAAGGGGTGCTGCGGTCGGTGTTGAGGTACACGCCCGCGGCGTCCTTAAGCACGAAGTAAAACTGGGTGGTAAGGGCCTGCGTGTTGGTGCCGCGCTTTACCACCACCGGGGTATAGACCACCTGGCCGTTACCGCTGGTGTCTTCGGTAATAGCTTCGTCTTCCGGGTTCGGGTGCGGGTCTATGTCGAAAGGGTCGGAAGCGTCCATAACGCCCTGTATATCCTTTCCGATTTCAGCACCGCCACGGTACACGGTTACCCTAAATTCGCCGTACGTGTCAATGTCGGAAGCCTGCACGGTAAGGGTGCGGGCTGTCTTGCCTGCCAGGGTTTCCCAGCCGTTAGCGCCCATTTTTTCCCAGGCGTAGGTAAGGTCTGCGGACAGCTCGTTACCGGACTGGTAGGCGTAGGCTTTCAGTATGCAGCTGCCGGTCTTGTCGGTAATAACAAAATTCTTGTTATCGCCGGCGCCGATCGTAACGCGGTAGCTGCTGCCGGTGGCCTGCTGGATAGGGATAGTATAGCTGGCCTGGATCGTGTCGGACTGCGTGCCGTAGCTAATAGTGGCTTCCATTTTGATAACCGCCGGGGCGTAGCCTGCTATAGCGGCTATGTTGTTAAGGAATTGCAGGCCGTAGTAGAGCTGGTCGCCGCTGGGCGCTACCTTTTTGAAGTAGCCCGCAAACGTACCGGTAGAGGTGTCGCCGTTCCAGGTAATCTTCGTACCGTTGAAGTAGTAGTCGATGCTGTCCGGGGTGGCCACGCCCTCTGCTACACGGCTGGACGTGCAGACGAAATACAGGATAGGTTTAGTTTGCGCCCAGTTAGGCCGGACGGCGGTAACGTCGGCCAGGGTTCCTTCCCATTCCTGGTACAGGTCGCCGCTTGGACTCATAATAACGGCGGTGTAGGTACCTGCTTTTGTGATAAACTTAATAGTCCTGGTTGCACTTGCGCTGCTCATAGCTTAATCGTCGTTTTCGGGTTCGTCGGTCTGTTTGTCGTCGCCGTCTGTTTCCTCGCTGGCGGGCGCTTCCACGGCTTCTGCGGGGCTTTCGTCCTGCTGGGCGTGTTCTTCTACCTGCGCGGCGTTGCCGTCGCCTGTGGCGTCGTTTTCGGGGGTTTCTTCCTGCGCGGCCGCGTCAATGATAAAGCGCGGGTCGGTAGGGGTAGGCAGCGGGCGGGTTACGGTGCCGTCCTGTTCTTCTCTGGCTTCGTGGGCCAGCAGGGCCAGGCCGCCTATCTGCGTTAAGGTTTCCTGCAGCTGGGTAAGCGGGCCAAAGGCCAGCATATCGGCCTGCCACAAAAGGTAATTGCCGTCTTTAACCGTGTTACGGTCTCTCATAAGCCCCAAAAAGGCGGCTACTTTGGGGTTTGCTTTAATGTAACGTGCCATAGTTCCTATACTTATAAGTTTACTTGATCAAAAATACTTTGCCGTCCGCGTCCTTAAAGCAGCCACCGGCAGCGTCGCCCCACGGCACCAGGGGGCCGGGGTCTTTCACGTCCAGGCCCACGACCGCGCCGTACAGGGTGTTAAGGAAGCTGGTAGGAATAACCGGGCTGTAGCCGTGCGATACCTGCGCGTAGCTGGCGGGTGTCCCGCTGGCCTGGTTCGTGCCGATATACCAGACAGGCAGCAGCACGGCTTCCGGGTTTGCGATAGGGCCGTTTACGTCCCATATCAAAACTTCCGGGTACATTTGCAGCAGGCCGGCCGGTATGTTGGTAGGCAGGGCGTAGTCAAATTCGAACTTAGGAATACGGCGTACAAAGGCTACGATAGCCTGCGGCGCAGCATCTGTAAGCGCCGCGCTGCCGGGGGTGCCGTCCGGGCTGTACTTAGCGCGGCAGCGCACGATCTGGCCGCTACCCATAAGCCGGCGGCTTACCGTGCAGGTGGTGCCGTCGTTGGAGACGGACAGCCAGTAATCGCTGTTATCAGTACCGGCCACCGTCCAGGTACCGTTAGCGCGCAGCACTTCCCAGACAAACTGCCGGTTAGCGGTGGCACACTCACTGGCGCCCACGCGCAGGCTGGCGTGTACGGCCTGCGTGTCCGGGTCGTTAAGCGGGTTGTAAATCGTCTGGTCGGCAGCGTCCAGCACCAGTTCCGGGATATAGGTAGTAGAGTTACCGCACTTTACCTGGTGGGTGGCGTGGATAACAGATACCTGGCTGGTACGGCCGTCCACGTATTCGGCGTAAAATTCCAGGGTAATAGGGTTTTCGGGCGCGGCGTTCTTCTTTACTTTGATCCTGCCGGCCTGGCCGCCGCTGGCGGTTACTTCGTAGTGGGTGTTTTCGGACGTAATAAGGGTACGGACACCGCCTACGATTTCGTACCACTTTACGTTCGCCAGCAGGGTATTTATGTTACCGGGTGCCACGATTTCGTCTTTGTCCAGACGGCTAACCTGCGGCTGCAGGATCAGCGGGGTAACGGTGTAGTCCGGCGTGTATTCGTCCGCGTCGGCGTTGTAGTTCTGCTTGTCCGGTACGCTTCCGTCCACCGATATAGTGATATTCAGCTGTAACGGCTTAAAGTTGAAGTCAAAGCGTTTTGTTTTCATATCCTCTAATACTCAAAATTTGCAGTGTCAGTGGCGGCGGGCTGGCCAGTGGAGCCGTCGCGCAGGGTAACGGTAGCAGTAAAGCGAAGTACCGGCGGGATATAGCCGTTAAAGTCGCAGTCCGCAGTCGTAAGGCGTATAGACTTACCGGCACCGGCGCGGCGTATAGCCCAGGCGTTATCGCTGGCCGTGCGCGGGTTGCCGCTTTCGTCTTCGCTGTAGCGCGTCCAAACCACGTCGTTATCCAGTATGTCGTCCGTAATAACCATATTGTACAGCTTCGCTATAATGCGCAGCGTAACGTCGAAGCGGTCTGGATCAAACAGGTAGTCTGTGTCGGCAAACTCTACGGTAAATTCCGGGTTTCCCTCTACCATAGCCCAGTCTGTGCTGTTCCAGGCGGGGGCTTCGTTGGTGCCGGTTACCATACAGCGCCACTTGCAGCCCAGGTACCAGACGTCCGACGTTTCGTACTGGCCGGTGGCCGGGTTCACGGCCGCGTTATAGTAGGTGGCGTTAGGGTCATACTGGCCCCTGTCCACGTATTCTACCAGCGGCTGGCCCTGGTAGTCGATGCGTATAATATCCTGCGCGATAAGGCCGCGGACGTATACGTAGTCCTGGTCGTCCCGCAGGGGTAAGTCCATAGCCCGCAGAAATTCGGGCGTAGTGCCAAAGGTCGCGCCGTAATTGGTGCGGTCTATAATCGGCTTAGTAACGCCGGTAAGGTGGGTAATACGGCCGTCCGTGGAAGACAGCATAAAGACGCTTTGCCGCTGCGTGTCGGTCTGGTGTCCCCAGCGGGCTATCCTCATAAGCTCGCACGGCGGGTAATTCGTGCCGCCGGGTACCTGGTTATCCGGGTACAGGGAAACTTCGATATAGTTTGCAGCAGGGTTTACGCTGTTTACCCTAAACCAGCTGGTGTACATAGCCGGCCCCATATCTTCCGTAACGCCCAGGGCGGCTGCGCCCAGGTTGTTAATAATGCCTTTTAGGACACTGCCGGCAGAAATGGCCGTAAAGTAGCCGTCCCACTTGCTCTTAAGATGCAGGCCGTACGTGCCGTCGCCCAGATCGTCTATACTGTCGATCGTGTCGGCTTCGGTAAATATCTGTTCGCCCTCTAAGGCGCTAAGACGGTTAATAATCAGTTCGACGGCTTCGAAGTAGGTACGCACCCGCACGCTTTCAAACTCTGCGTTACCCTGCGGGTCGATGCCGCCACCGGTGCCGCCGTACAGGCTTTTAACAAAGTCGCCGAAGTGCGCTTCGTCCTGGAAGACGGACACGCCCAGGGCCGTTAAGCCCTGCTGGAAAGTAATACGGCCAGCGGCCACGTCGTCTGCGATCTTGGACAGGAAACGGGCGTTAGCCGGGCTGTTCGGGCTAAGGTCGTAGGCTTCGTCAGCATAGCCGGCCTTTACCTTTTCGGTAACGCTTTCCGTCGTGGGTTCGCCAGTGTCCGGGTCGGTCGTCTCTATTAGCCTGGTTATCCATTCGTAGCCGTTGCTGTCTACGGTAATAGCGTCCAGGCTGGGTTTGTTCGCGTGGGTATGGCCGTCGCCGCTGGGCGTACTGCCACCGCCACCGCCGGTAACATTTACCACGGTGCTGCCGCCCTCTACGACAGCGGCGCCCAGCTCGCGCAGCCGCTGGCTTCTGGGCCGCGCAGTGCGCAGGGTGGTTTGCAGTATAAATTCTTTTTCGGCCATATCGCTAATCTGTTGCTTTATCGTATTCGTCCGGGCGCAGCTCCACTATCTGCACGTCGGAAGTGTCGGCTATTACGTTCTGGACTTCGGACTGCATAAGGAAAAGTTTTTCGCCCTGGTTCTGTTCGGTATAAGCTTTAACGCCACCGGCCGGCAGCTGGGCTTCGCCAGACAGCGTAGTACGTCTTTCCGCGTACTGGCTGTACAGGGTACCTATCAGCAGTTCTTCTGCCTGCGTAGTGCGCCCGGCCCTGGTAAGGGTCTTTACCTGCTGGCCGCTGGTGTTATTGAAGTAGGCGCCGCGGGCGGTAGGCACGCCGTCTTTATGGGTGCCGCAGATCGTGTCCAGGTTAATACTTTCCTTTGCGGCTGCGTTAATCTGCGCCTGGTATTCCACGTCGTCCGTGTTTATACCCATATCGAACTGCTGGCGGTTCACGATTTCGAACTGCGGTAGCTTAAACAGGATAAGGTCGATTTTGTGCCACAGGTCTTTAGGGTTGGTCGTCTCGCTGCCGGTCGGCAGATTGTTACTGCCGTCTACGATTATCCAGCCAGACTTCCGCACTTCCAGCCACAGTTTGCCGCCGCGGGCGCTGGTAGGAAATGGCACGTACTGGCCGTCTTCGCACTCTTTAAGCAGGGTGGTAATACTGCCGGTGTAAGGATTTTTGGCCGGACGGTTCGTCTTCCAGCCCATAACGCCGTAGCAGCCGTTTTCTTCGTTCTTTTTGTCCCAGTAGGCCAGGTAGCCCCAGACGTCCGGCGCTTCGTCGCTGTTCGGCCGGTAGACCTGCCAGCTGCCGTACGTTTCTTCCAGGGTGCGTACAGGGCTGCTGTTCACGTCGCGGCTTACGACACTGCGGTTAGTCCAGCAGTACACGGTATTAGAGCCGTCCGGCTGGAATTTCAGCGTAACAGGGATATACACGAAGTTACCGTAGTCGCCCCACTGCTGGTACCAGTCTTTCTGCTTCTTTCCTTTTATAAGGTTGTTAGCCTGTTCGAAAGGATTAAAGCGGCAGTCCAGCAGCATAGGCAGCGTAACGCGCAGCAGCAGGTTATTAGCGTTATCTACTGGCGGGATATAGACTTTTTCACTGGTAAAAAGCTTACCACCGCAGGCGGCCAGGGTGCCGCCCAGGACGGTAGCCAGGTTATAACCCATATCAGTTAAGCTGCCGTCGAAGCTAATACCCTGCAGGCCGTAGGGCTGCCAGCTAATAGCGGCTTCGCTGTTGCTAAACCAGCCACCGCCACCCACGGCGTAACCGTGGAAGCCTGTCCACAGGACGGCTACGCCCTCGCTTTCTTCGCCGTCGTTTTGTTCCACAATCTTAAAGAAGCGAATACCGGCGGCGTTAAGGGTGGCGTTTTTACCGTACTGCTGTTCGCACAGCCACAGGGTAAAGCCCGCGTCCGTAGCGTCGAACCAGTCGTGCATATCTACGCTGTAGTGGTAGCTAATGTACTGACAGTGGCCGCTGGTGGCCATACTGGTATTATTGACGTTTACCAGGTTCTTGTCGGTGGTCTCTTTCCAGCAGTCTTCTGGGCCTTGCTTGCCGGCCTGTGCGTAAGTGTTCCAGGTTATCTTTATGTTATTGGCCACCTTGTCGGTACCCATAGTTTGGCTGGCGCCGTCCCAGACGATCTGCGCCTGCTGGGCCAGGGTGTACAGGCCGTTAAGATCGTAAACCCATATACGGCCGTTCCGCTGGATCATTCGCAGGCCCAAAGGCTGCATAATGCCTACCAGCACGTCTTCCAGCGTCGATGCTTCGCCGTCTTCGTCGTAGAAGTTGTCGCTACGCATACGCAGGCTACCCAGCGTTATTTTGCTGCTGGAAATATAGGTGCTAATCAGCGACTGGTCGATACTGGTATAGTTAATGCCGCTGCGGGTAAGGGCGTCGGACACTATGGCGTATAGTGTCTGCATATCGCCCAGGTTATATTTGAGACGTCCCAGTATACCGAAGTCGGAAAACGTCAGCTGTACCGGGTACTTAGATGCCCTTTCGTAGGGTTCTTCGTAAAATTCCGGATCAAGTGTACCAGACCAGTAGAGGTAACCGGCCCTGTAGACGTCCATACGGATAGCACCTACTTGGATTGTATACAGGTCTTCGTAGGTGCGGTCGCCGGGGCTTTCGATGCGAAGCGAAGCGCTGGAACCACATAGCACGTCTTCTTTTTCGGTCTTCTTCCACTCGATTACCAGCGGTTCGTCGGCTTCAAAGGTAAGCACGCCGACGGAAGCAAACGGCTGGTCTGCTTCCTGCAGAATTTCTACGCGCCAGATAATGCCGGCGCGGCTCAAAAATTCGCCTGCGTATCGTAAGTATTTGGCCATATTAGCTGCGGCGTCTTAAGTCGGTTTCTTTTTCCAGTATACCTACCAGGGTGCGGCCCTCGATAGTAAATTTAACGCGGCCGCCCATACCGTCTGCGGGCTGCAGCATATCGCGCAGTCTGTCCAGCGGGGCCACGACTTCGGGGTTATTCGCGGCGCCGGCATATTCGCCAAACATACCCAGGGTAGGGCCAAAGGCTATACCGCCCTTTGCAAACTTCGGGATAGCCAGGATAGCACCGATAACGGAAGCAATAGCAGCGACAGCCAGGATAGGGCCGATATAAGGAATACTGGACACAGCGGAAGCCGCGCCCGATCCTGCGGCCAGGGTGTTAGTGGTGGCCAGCGCCAGGTTAGACGCAGCCACGGCAGAATTAGTAGCGATCTTCTGGCCACCGGCGGTAACTTCTGCGGCGGCTTCCGTGGCCACTGCGGCCGTTTCTGCGGCCTTTGCGGCGGTGTGCGCCTGTGTTATACCGGTCAGTGTCTCGATAATCGCTATAACGCCCTTTATGCCGTCTACGATGCTAAAGAAGCCGTCCACGATACCGGACAGACGCTGCCAGGCGTTGCCGTTACCCTCGATAGCATCTGTTATACCCTCTACGCCGCTGCCTACCTGGCGCAGGCCGCCCCACGTAGAGCGCAGCGCGTCGCCCGCCTTAACGCTGGCCTGTTCGGCAGCTTCGCCGGCGTGCTTTATGGCTTCGGCCTTTTCGTTCCACAGGGCTATTTCCTTGTTAATGCCGGCGGCTTCTTCCAGGCTGGCCGTCTGCAGCTTCTTCTGCAGTATATCCAGGTTACCGGAAATATCGGCCAGGGTGGCGGCGTCGGCTTTCCAGATAGGGCCGTTATCCTCTACGCCTTTGCTCACTTCTTCGGCCACTTCCACGCCCAGGCTGCGGTACTTATCCAGCTGGCTTTCGTAGGCCGCGATTTCGCGGTTAATGGCTTCTATAGCGGCTTCGCTGGTGGCGTCTTCCAGGCGCTTGCGGGCGTCTGCCAGCTGGGCTTCCAGTTGTCCGATAATACCGGACGGCTGGGCGGGAGCTGCAGCCGCGCCAGTAGTCTTGCCACCGGTGCCGGTCTTCTTTCCGGCGTCAGCGTATTTGCTGGCCAGCGCGTCTACGTCCAGATCGTCGCCGCCGGTGGTCTTCACGTCCACCGTAACTTCGGCTTTCTTGCCACCCAGGCCCAGTATGTTAGACAGCCACTGCCACGCCTGCTTCGCCTTGTCGATAAGCCACTGGAAAGCCTTAACTAAGCTGCCCATAATAACGTCTGCCAGGGGCTTAATTACGCCCCATACCTGGTTACAGATATTACGGAAGTCTTCGCTATTGTTGTAGGCCGCCACCAGGGCCGCCACCAGGCCGCCTATGGCCGTAATAACTATGCCGATAGGGTTAGCCGACAATACCAGGTTTAGCACCTTTTGTACGGCCGTCCACGCCTTAGTAGCTATAGCTACGGTCTTCTGGGCGACAGCAGCGGCCAGCGTAGCCACTTTGTTTTTAACCACGGCAGCCGTAGACAGGGCAAAAGCCTTTACACTGGCGTATACGGTGGTGGTTAGGGTCTTAATACCGCCGGCCAGCGTGGTAATACTGGCCAGGGCGGTAATAGTAGAAGAAGTAATCGTAACGAAAGGCATAGCGCCGTTAGCCAGTTCGCCCAGGCGTTCTTTAATGTCGCCCAGCTTGTTAGCTAACTGCGCCTGCTTACCGCTGTCCGTGGCGGCTAACTGGGCGTTCATATCGCCCACGTTGTTAGTAATAACCTGCGCCAGGACGGCCGCGCGCTCGCTTTCCGTGCCGTACTTAAGCACCTGCGCTTCGGCTTCACTAAAGGTAATACCCACGCGGGTAAGGGCCGATACCTGGCCCTGCATAGCCTTGCCCATAAGGTTAGCCACGCTTACCGCGTCGTTAGTGGTAGAGTTCACGCCGTGCTGCTGGGCTAACAAATTGTTCATAGCCGGCAGCAGGGTGTCTATGCTGCTTTTCTCTTTAAGGAAAGTGGCCACCTGCTGGGCACCGGCCAGCTGCACTTCGTCGCCGATAACACCCAGCTTCTGCTGTTCGCTGGCCAGCTCTTTAATGCTGGCTATTTCGTCGTCGGTAGCGTTCATACGCTGCCGCATAACGGTAGTTAGCTGGGTTTCGACTATTTCCTGCTGCTGGTAGGACTGGGCCAAATCGCCCATAAGGCTTTGCAGCTGGCCAAAGCTACGCTGCGCAGCATCTATGCCGGTGGCCAGTGCTGCGAAGTTTATTACGTTTCCTTTTAGCTGTTTTGCTTCGGAAAGGGTGGCTGTAATAGCCTGCTTAAGTCCCGCTGCGTCTTGCGCCAGGGTCTTAAAGCCGTTACCGTCTCCGTCCAGCTTGAAAGTTATAGATATAGTGCTTTTGCCAGCCATAGTTCTAATCCTCTCCTAAGCGGTGTAACAATTCCTTAAAGCGTTGGTGCTGCTGTTCCTTTGTAAGCTTCGGCGCGTCAGCAGCGGCGCGCTTTTTCTTACGATCCCACGGAAGCGGTAGTAGCTTTTCCGGGGTCAGTTTCTTTTTGACGTGCGGCTGGATCGTAATAGCGGCCAGTATTCGCGTCCGTTCCCATTCGCCCTGCTGTAAGGCTTCCTGCTGCTGGTACCACGCCTTGTTAATAGCTGCAAATTCCTGTGCGTACAGGTTGCAGAAGTCGTCGTACGACAGGCCGATACAGCCCAGGGCCACACCCAGCAAATCGTAGATGCCTGCAGGGCTTACGCTTTTGGGTCGGTCGCCGGTGCTTCGCCGCCGTTCTCCGCTTGCACAGCTGCGGCCCAGGCGTTCATATCGTCGGGGTCGATGCTGTCTGCAAACTCGATCAGCGATAAATCAAACTGTTTCTGTTCACGTGCGCAGGCAGACTTAATGCAGCACCACAGATACGTACACAAGTCCGTAAAACTGTTGGTGTCCAGTTCGGTAATTTCCTTACCGGTCTGCTCCTTAAAGCGCAGCATAGCCCCCATAGTGGGCCTACAGGGGTATGCTTCGCCGTTAATCTTGATTTCGATTTTAGCCATAACCGATACCGGGGTTTACACGTTTTCGGTAATAGCGTCTTCGTCCAGGGTGGTAGGTTCGCCGTTATTTTCCAGCTGAATACTGTACGTAGCGTCGTCCTGTGCGGGGTCGGTACGTTCCAGGTTGGTAATAACGAAGCTACCTTCCAGGTAGGGTTCGCCGTCGTTGGCGCGTTCCATACACTTGACGGTAACCGGGGCGCCGGTCTTCCAGGCCGCTAACAGCTCCTTAAAGCCGCTTTCGGTTTCGTCATAGTGTACCAGGCCCTCTGCGGAAATGGAAATAGACAGGCCGGTAACGGTCTTACCTTTCCACAGTCCGGCAGAAAGACCGGCAGATGCTACCGGCTTAACGGCGCGGTCTTTGGTCTCGCTGTTAAACGTCGCAGTGTGGCTGGT